TGGATCCGATGGTTCAACACCAACTGGTTCTTCTCCACTTATGTATTTGCACTTGGATGATGGAGAAACTGGTAATAACTTTGCTCTTAATGCCGGAACTGGTGGAGATTTCAGCGTGAGTGCTGGTGCTATTACAACGACAGGTGATGCACCTGGCGGTATCACCATAGCATCTATCCGTGAATCCCGTGTGTTTACATGGGACGCATTAACATCATCTACATCTCAAACGATTGCGAACCAAGAAGCATCTCCTGCGGATAGTTCATCACAAACAACGTATGATGTAAGACAGGGAACAAGCACAGGAAGTGATAGTCGTGATCCAAGTTATGATGCTACCAATAAATACTACTACCAAGCGTCAGGATCATCACTCGACTTCCTTACTATGCAAGGTTTTAAAACTACGACAGCTTTTACGAACTCATTACATAAAGCAGGAGCCGAGTTTACAGTAGAGATGGGAGCACATATAGCAACTGCAACTCCTCCAGGCGCAACTGGGCTAATCGCTAGTACAGCAGAAGATACTAATGATACAGGCGTAAGTTTTAGGTCAAACTCTGCAAATAAACTTGATGCTTACTTCCATAAAGGAACCGCTGGGGTATTCTTATTTACATTATCAGGAGATAATGCTGTAAGTGATGGGGCACACCATATAGTATTTTCGTTGAAAGCAGACGGCACAAGTTTCTGTAGTGTTGACGGAAGCTATTATCAATTCAATAGTCTAGGAACAGACACATTTACTCTTGACTATACAACCCAAACACCATCCACTGGAAGCTCCACACATAACTGGCATTTCTTAACAAGCTTACTTGATGGTAACACGAGTAATCCAAGATTCCAAATGGGACAAAATAGTGGATTAGGTTACTTTGCGGTTTACAATAAAGCAGTCACAAAAGCTGAAGCAGACATTCTACGGTCAAATGCACCTTCAAGATATCAGGTATAAGGTATAGAAAATGGCAAACTTAACAGAAATCAAGAATGCAATTAGAAACAGTGAAGCAACGGATGCATCAGAAATGGATTCTTGGACTTCATCAAATGCTGATAGGGCTGGAGATATCGAAGCTCTTCTCGGTGCTCTGCCATCCGGTTACTCAATGGTGTCGGATGAAGGATCTTTCGATCCAGGTACAAATGATTTTATGATTATGGTTCAACACAATAGTTCCGGTCGAAAGATGGGATTAAAAGTCTTGCAGGGCTATTGAACAAATGAGGTATAAAAAAATGTATCAAAATAATTGGGGTTTAAATTCCTCCATCGACAGCTCTTTTAATAATATTACATTACAATTATCTAAGCTTCGGTCGAATGGATTGACGATTGAATCGGAGAACGTAGAATTATCATCATCTCTTGATAAGATTGTTAGAGATTTACAAGATGTTCAACACGGATCTCCAGCAGAGTAAAAAGCTTTGAAGAGCTATTGAATATAAATATAATAAAAGTAATAGGAAAAGAGCTATGAAACTTATCACCGAAATGCTAGAAACGGATGTAGAGTTCATCACCGAAGCAAGAGAAGACGGTGGTAAGAACTACTTCATCGAGGGTGTTTTTATGCAGGGCAACATCAAGAACCGTAATGGTCGGATGTATCCGATGGAAACACTAATGAAAGAAGTAAAGAGATACAATAAAGAGTACGTTGAACAAAATCGAGCTTACGGCGAACTGGGTCATCCACAGGGTCCAACAATTAACCTAGAGCGAGTATCACACATGATCAAGGAGCTTAACCAGGACGGCAATAACGTCATGGGTAAGGCAAAGATCATGACTGAGACGCCTATGGGTAAAATTGTTAAGAACCTCATGGACGAGGGCGCCAAGCTTGGTGTATCATCACGCGGTATGGGAACTCTCAAGCCAGGTAAAGATGGTACAAATATGGTTCAATCAGATTTTCAGCTTGCAACAGCGGCTGATATTGTAGCCGACCCTTCAGCTCCCAATGCTTTCGTTGAGGGTATTATGGAGGGAGTTGAATGGTTACAGGTTGATGATCGTTGGGTTCCACAATACATTGAGGAAACACAAAAAACGATCAAAAAAGTTTCAAAAGCAGAACTTCAAGAAGCCAAGATCAAAGCATTTGAAAAGTTTTTGAAACAACTCTAAAAGATGTAATTTTTATAAATAATATGGAATTGAAATATTTTCAATAAGGAGATAAACAGATGTCCGATAAAGACCTAGAAGTAATGGAGGACGCTGGGGTTCTTGAGACTGAAGATGAAGATCTTTTAGAGTTCAAGGCTTCCGCTGGCGATCCTTCTGAAATTCCAGAGCCTAGCACAACTAAGACTGATGAAAAGCCAAAGGGCAAGGGCGATCCAACGCCTAAGACCAAAGCTGGCATGATCAATGCTATGGTTAGTAATCTTACTGCCATGAAGAAAGATGAATTAAAAGCTTCTTATGATAAGCTTATGTCTTCTATGCATGGCGACGACGAAGACGAAGAAGATGATGAAGTCAATGCCGGCCGGCATTTGGCAAAAGAAAATGTCGTTATTAAGAAGTTAACAACAATTACAGCAGAAGACATTGACATTCAAGAAGACGTTAATGCAATGTTTAATGGCTCTGAACTTGATGAAGAGTTCAAGACAAAGGTTGCTACAATTTTTGAAGCAGCAGTTGTTTCTAAGGTTAATGAGCAGATTGAAAAGTTTGCCATTGAAGTAGAATCAGACGCTGAAGTTTCAAAGATAGAAGCAATTGATGAACTCACAGAAAAGGTTGATTCATATCTTGACTACGTAGTTCAAGAATGGGTTGAAGAAAATAAGCTCGCCATTGAGAAGGGCGTCCGCGCCGATATGGTTGAGGATTTCCTCAAAGGGCTTAAAGGACTATTTGAAGAGCACTATGTCGACATTCCAGAAGAGAAGGTTGACGTTGTTGAAGAACTCATTGCCAAGGTTGATGAGCTCGAAGGCAAGCTTAACGAAGAGACAGACAAAACTGTCGAACTACTTGGCAAGGTCAAAGAGTTCGAGAAGGAAAAAATCTTTGCTGAGTCTACAGAAGATCTTACCGACACTCAGGTTGAAAAACTTCGTGGTCTTGCAGAGGGTGTAGATTTTACCTCAGCAGAAGATTTTCAAAAGAAGATCGGCATGCTAAAGACACAATATTTTGATATTGATGAAGCAACCGCAATGGTTATTGTCGATGATGAGAATGATCCAATTTCTCTTGAAGAAGAGAAAGAAGGTCCAACAGGTGCGATGGCACATTATATGACTGCCATTTCAAGATCTGCTAAAAAATAATAATATTATAAATAAACAATGAAGGCTGAAAAAATACAGTTAAGGAGAAAACCAAATGTTTCTATCTGAAGACTTACAGAAGAAGTGGCAGCCAGTCCTTGAGCATCCCGACCTCAGCGAGATTAAGGATTCTCATCGTCGTGCAGTCACTGCAACTCTTCTAGAAAACCAAGAGAAGGCTTCACGTGAAGCTGGTTTTGGTTCCGGCGGCTATAGTGCCCCATCACTACTTGGCGAAGCTGCTCCAACAAACGCAATGGGTGCCTCAAGCTCCGTTGCTTCCGATGGTGCAGTTGATATTTTCGATCCAGTGCTTATCTCACTGGTTCGTCGTTCAATGCCAAACCTAATCGCTTATGATGTTTGCGGTGTCCAGCCAATGACTGGTCCAACCGGACTCATCTTCGCAATGCGTCCACGTTATAAGGACCAATCAGGCGACGAAGCACTTTACAATGAAGCAGTCACTTCATTCTCAGCTTCTGCTAACAACGACGCAACATTCTCAACTCGTACACCTGGTCGTGATCAGACACAGGCTGCTGCAACTGCTCAGACTGGCTCCGATCCAACCGATCGTGCTTCTGGTTCTGGTTATACAGTAACACCAGGTATGTCAACATCTACTGCTGAAGCTCTTGGCGATGCAGCTGGTAATGCTTTCTCAGAGATGGCATTCAGCATCGAGAAGGTTGCTGTAACAGCAGTATCACGGGCACTCAAGGCAGAGTATACCATGGAACTGGCTCAGGATCTAAAAGCCATCCACGGTCTCGACGCCGAAACAGAACTCAGCAACATCCTAAGTGCTGAAATCTTAGCTGAAATCAACCGTGAAGTTGTAAGAACAATCAACTACACAGCAACAGCAGGTGCTCAGGACAACACGACAGTCCAGGGTACATTCGACCTTGATGTTGACGCAAACGGTCGCTGGAGTGTAGAGCGTTTCAAGGGTCTGGTCTTCCAGCTCGAGCGTGAAGCCAACCAGATCGCCAAGTCAACACGTCGCGGTAAGGGCAACGTCCTAATCTGCGGTTCAGATGTAGCTTCTGCTCTTCAGATGGCTGGTGTTCTCGATTATACACCTGCTCTTAGCAATAACCTAAATGTTGACGACACAGGCAACACCTTCGCTGGTATCCTAAACGGTCGGGTTAAGGTTTATGTTGACCCATACTTCACAAGCGCAAGTGGTGATCAGTATGCAACAGTTGGTTACAAGGGTTCCAGCGCATTCGACGCCGGTCTCTTCTACTGCCCATACGTTCCACTACAGATGGTACGTGCAGTTGGTGAGAATACCTTCCAGCCAAAAATCGGGTTCAAGACTCGCTACGGCATGGTTGCTAATCCTTTTGCCACAACAGCTGCTAATGGCGTCATCAGCAGCCAGCAAAAGAATATCTACTATCGCATCGTCACTATTGCGAACCTAATGTAATAATAATAAAAATTGTTACAGACTTAGAGGGGGGCTTCGGCTCCCCTCTTTTTTTATGTTTAAATTATTATAAATAGTAATATGATATGGATTAAGAAAAATTTAGTCTTGGTTGATATATTATATTATATGCCGGACTATTCAGACATCGTTCAAGAATTTATTTGGCAGACGCCAGACATTACGCCTGAGTTGCCAAGAGTACATAATTTTTTGAATTATTGGAAAGATAATATTGAAGCAGTAATTAAAGAAGTGAAAGTATCATATGGCGATAATCCTCATGATTTTAGAGTTGTAGAAGAGATCAAAAAATGGCAATAGTTCCTACACAAAATTTAGAACTTTTAGATAGTCCAACGTTATCTCAAAATATAAATTTCTTATCCCCATTAGGATTTCGTTTTCAATTAAATAGAGCTCCTAATGTAGAGTATTTTTGTCAGTCTGCTACCTTACCTACTATTTCAATGGTAGAAGTATTGCAGCCTAATCCATTAGCACAAATTCCAAGACCTGGTGATAGAATTACATATGAGCCTCTAATATTAAGATTTCGTGTCGATGAAAATATGTTAAATTATCTTGAAATTTTCAATTGGATTGTTGGTCTTGGGCATCCGAATACTTTAGACCAATATAAAAATTTAATAAAAAATGAAGCGACACAATCTGGAATATACTCAGATGGATCTATTCTTATATTGTCATCAAATAATAACCCATCAATTCGAATTGCTTTTGAAAATATGTTTCCACTTTCATTATCTCCGTTAGCTTTTGATGTTACACAATCTGACGTTGAATTTTTAGAAGCAGAAGTTACATTTAGATATACTCTGTTTACTGTAGAAAAACTCTAGAAATTTTTAAAAAGATATTGACATTTTTAAAAAAGATGTTATAATAAGACTTGTAGGCGTTTTAAGGTATATTTAATGATTACATTAACTGATACAGCAAAACAATATCTAACATCAGTCAAAAAAGAAAATGATTACGTATCATTGACTGTTAAATCAGGTGGTTGTGCTGGATTTCAATATATATGGGGTTATTCATCACAAAGTCCAATTGATTGGAGTGATCCAATTGATGATTTATTAGTTGTTGATCCAATGGCTGAAATGTTCCTTGTAGGAAGTACAATCGATTA